TCTCGGCTTCCGGTAAGGTTGAGCCAGGTGGATCTACAATCCAGGTAGGTACCGGTTCCGGTGCAGCCGCTGACGCTCTTGATTCAGCTAAGCTTGTAGCAGCTTTCTTTGAAGCCGCAACACAGCTAGATGAGAAGGGAGTAAGTCAGGAAGGCCGTGTCGCCGTACTTTCACCTCGCCAATACTACACTCTTATTGAGAACGTATCTTCGAATGCGCTGATCAATAGGGATGCACAAGGTGATGGATTGCAGAAAGGTAAGGGAATCCTGTCTATTGCAGGCATCGATATCCTTCAGTCCATGAACGTACCTTTCCAAGGTAAGTATGGTACTGCAACAACAATTGATAATGCTGGTTCATTCGTTGGTCAAACAATGGAGAACGCCTCAGTTGCACAAGGTGGAGTCAACAATGACTACGGACTTGCTAATACTTGGGGTACATCTTGTGGACTCATCTTCCAGAAGGAAGCCGCAGGTGTCGTTGAAGCTATCGGACCACAGGTTCAAGTAACGAGTGGTGATGTGTCAGTGATTTACCAAGGAGATATTATACTCGGACGTCTCGCAATGGGAGCCGACTATCTTAACCCTGCTTCATGTATTGAGCTACACACTACAAGTACAGCTCCGACCACATTCTAAATTATATACCATTAACCAACATACAAAGGGGGCTTCGGCTCCCTTTTTTTTATTATGGCAACCCCCGCATACGCAACGTCCAGTGAGTTGGATTCAGTTAACTCTATTCTGATGAGCGTTGGTGAGTCTCCAGTAAACACATTAAATACTCAAAGCCCCGAAGTGGCTATTGCACAGAAAACTCTCCAGCAAGTAACCAGAGAAGTCTTAGCTGAGGGTTGGGTATTTAATACAGAGAATGAAGTTCCGTTTCCTGTAGATTCCAATGATCAAATAATTCTATCCGATTCTGTCTTGCAAGTTGATACTAATAGGTTCTATCATTCAGATATCTATAATGTTATTCGTAAAGACAGTAAACTTTATGACCGCTATGAACATAAGGATACATTCCCAGACGAAGGTACTATGTACTTAGATGTTGTCTGGATGTATGCTTTTGAAGATATCCCACAATCTTTCAGAGATTATATCACCACCAGAGCTATACGTAAAGCCTCACTAAGAATGGTAAGTGATCTTGAGATCAACAAAGCCTTAGAACAGGATGAAGTGGTAGCTAGATCTGCAGCTATTGAATATGATACACGTCAAGCTGACTATAATGTATTCAATGACAACAGATTTAAGCAATCATATAATAGCTTTAGACCACATCAAGCTCTTAGAAGATAATGGCAAGTATCAACCAACGTATCCCTAACTTTTTAGGTGGGGTGTCACAACAACCAGACTTTATTAAATTCCCAGGTCAGCTTAGAACCTGCCATAACGCACACCCTGATGTAACCTTTGGATTACAGAAGCGACCACCTGGTGAGTACGTTGGTAAACTTGCTAATGCTGTAGATGGAGGGCAATGGTTTGATATCATCCGAGATGATGATGAGAAATATTTAGTACAGGTTACCACTACAGGTACACCTGATATTAGAGTATGGAACTTAGCTACAGGAGCAGAGCAAGGCGTAGTCTTCTGTGATTCTGGTCCACAAAATTTTAACTACCTTTTAGGAGCAACAGATCCTCTGGGTAAACTAACGATTAATGATTACACTATTATCACTAATCCTCAGAAGACAGTTCTAAAATCAGATGGAGTAGGCGGTGCATCCACTCGGAACACAGCCAGTGCTCTAACCCAACACTATGGCTTCATTAGCCTTAGTGAGATTGGATATGATACAGAATATGTAGTATCATTAGATAATCCTAATTTACAACCTACTACTAAGTACCGTGCAACTGCACTTAAAGTTGTAAAAGATAATACAAGTAGCTCTACATTTGAAGAAAATAATGCAGATGGAGATAAAGTAGGTACTCAGCAATGGACTGGTGGTCCAGGTGATGGAGTCTGGGACGAAGTAATGTTTACCATTACAGTTAATGGTACTACCTTTGTAGATGGTCACACTAAAGAGAACGTCGGTTCTGGTGATACAGCCTCTCATCAATATGTTCCTGATTATCATACCCAGTATACAGCTACGGTGACTTTACAGGATAATGGTAAAAATGTAGGCAGTAACTGGTCTAGCGCAGGTAAAGTTATTAATGTAAACGGTGTTGACTGGCGAGTTTCAATAGTAAACGCTTCATCTTTTGTATCATATGCTGATACAAGAGGTGCTATCCATACAACTCCAAAGAATATAAAGAAAGGTGAAATAAATATTGACAGTGTTCTTGGTGGCTTAAAGAATGAATTGGTAGCTGCTTACGGTAACGGAGGTAGTTCAACAGTTCAAAACCTAGGACTTACAGCTAGTATTACTGGTACTGGTATATACTTTGAAACAACTTCAGCATTTAATACTATTGCAACTCGTGGTGGTATAACTAATGATGCTATGCATGCATTCACAGACACAGCACAGAATATAGCTAAACTACCAGCACAATGTAAGGATGGATATATATGTAAAGTAGCTAATACAGAAGATAGTGAAGCTGACGATTACTGGGTTAAATTTTCATCATCAGGTACAACAGGAAGTGTAGGTACAGGTGTATGGGAAGAGACAGTAGCTCCAGGTATAACAGCAGGGTTTGATTACTCTACTATGCCTCATGCACTTATTAACTATCGTAACGGTAATTTTGCTTGGACCAGGCTATCTGATGAAGCAACACACCAGAACCTTGAAGACCATAGTGGTAGTGTAAAAGGTAGATCAATGAACCCAACCACTAATGGTAGGGTTGCTCCAACTTCTTGGCAAGGAAATAAACTAGATAACTATTGGGTAGACAGAGTTGTAGGAGATGACGCTACTAACCCTATGCCTACTTTTGTAGGACAAAGTATTACTAACTTATTCTTTGTACGTAACAGATTAGGACTGGTAGCAGGTGAACAGACTGTTATTAGTCAACCTGCTGATTACTTTAACTATTTCGTAGGATCCGCTATTTCATCAAGTGATGCTAATCCAATTGATATGGCTGCAAGTGATGTTAAGCCAGCTATTATTCGGCATGTTCTGCCAATTCAGAAGGGTGTCATGCTTTTTACCGAAGCTGCACAGTTCATGTTATTCACTGAGTCAGAACAGTTTAGTCCTAAGACAGCGCAAATCAAAAAGATGTCAGCGTATGAAGCAAGTAGAGAATTAGCACCTATTGATACTGGTACATCTATTGTATTTGCAGCTAATAAATCATCTTATACTAAAGTCTTTGAACTACTAGTACAGAATGAGAATGCTCCACCAAAAGTTGTAGAGCAAACTAGAGTAGTACCTGAATATATCCCAAATGATATTGATGATGTAGCTAACTCTTCTACTAATGGTCTCGTTACTTTCGGTAAACTAGGTGACAGTACATTATATACTTATAAATATTTTGATGGAGGAGAAAGAAGAGAACAATCTTCTTGGTATTCCTGGGAAATAGAAGGTGCGTTAGTTCATCAACTTTACACAGGAGGTAATTATTTTACAGTTACGAAACAAGGTTCTGAGTGGATTATACAGCGTTATGAGCTTGTCGTATCCTCTACTGCTAGTCGTAGTTATACTGTGGGCACTGGTACAGTAGGCTCACCCACTGCTATATCTAGAAGGTTTGAAACTTGTCTAGATAATATGGTAGATAGGAGTCAGACTACAGAGAGCTATAACAGCACTACTAAGAAAACTACTATTACATACCCATATACTATACAGAATAGTACTACTAATCTAAGGTTGGTAGAACTAGCAGATGGTAATGTAAGGACACCTGAAAGTGTCAGTGGTACTACAGCTGTATATAATGATGTAGATTTAACTTCTACTGAATTTGCTACTGGCTATAACTATACTATGGAAGTAGGTCTTCCTACTTACTACTTTGGTATAAGACAGGAGGGTAGTGGAAGTTATGATCAAAACGCTGACTTAAGAATTCATAGACTTAATTTTGAATTAGGTGTATCAGGACCGATGGAGTTTCATCTTACAGGTCAACAGACAGCACCTTACATACACTATGAATCAGGTATCATCAATGATATCAGTGCATTAAACAAGGTACCTTCACAGCTTTATAAGCAAGTGAGTGTACCAATATATAGAAAGAATAATAAGTATGATATGACCGTGAAAATTCCAGCACCATTTACAGCTACGCTAGTCGCGGGAAGTTGGGATGGTCGATACAACACCAGACGACATGTACGTAGATAGTAAATTCATCAAACCATGCACCCCTCAACTAGCTCTTGAGGTAGGAGAAAACCTTCGCAGAGATGATGCGAGAGAAGTAGAACAGACAATGGGACTGTACGCTCCGGTGGCAGTCCTTCAGTCTTATTATCATGCTGCTTATGGCTCCACTGTGTACTTCCATGATGCACACGGCAAGGCTGCCGGAGTTGCGGGAGTAACGAAAGATAATATTATATGGATGCTATGCACAGACGTGATAGAAACCAGACCTCATACCTTTGTAAGGGAAGCTAAACGATGGCTAGATAGTTTACCAAATCCTTATGTATATAACCATGCAGACATGCGTAATGAAGTTCACATAAAACTGTTGAAGTTTTTAGGATTTAAATTCATTCAGTATTATGTTTACAATGGTGTCCCCCTCATATCATTTATAAAACCATGTGCGATCCCGTAGTTGGGCCTGCTATAGCTATTGGTGTTCTGAATGCTGGTGCTGGCATGATGGCTGCTCAAGAACAGACAGCTTATCAAAATGCTGTTGCTCAGCAGCGTTATCAAGCAGCTAAAC